AAAAGTGCTAAATATAAGTGGTTAAAAAGATTACAAAAGAATCCAGACAAAGTTATGTCTGTTGGTGATGATGTTGTTGGGCCTTGGTATGATAAACTAATTGCACATAGAAAGAAATGGGGCAAAAGTATTCCAGATAAGAAACATAGTTTTTATCAATCAAGAAGAGTTCCTTGGAATCAACCAAGTCATACTCTTTCAGAACAAGGATTAAGACAATCTCTTGCAGTACATTTACACCCAGAGGAAGATAGAATCTTTACTACTATTGAAGCTGCAAGAATAATGACATTACCAGAAGACTATAAACTTGTTGGTAAGTTAGATGATAATCTTGCAAGAATAGGTTTGATGGTTGCACCTTTACAATTACATTATCTATCAAAAAAGATTTATGAAAATATTTTAAAACCATATAAGGAAGGAAAATGAAAAAGATACAATTAACAAAAGATTATGGTAAGAAAGAAACATTTGAAAAATGGAATGGTAAATTTTTAGATGACTCGTCCTACGATAATGTTTATAAAGTTACACAAAAAAAAGATTTAGGAATAATGAAACCAGTAAAATCATTAGATGGTTCTGATGTTCCTCTTGCATATGTTGTAAACAATGTATATCCTAATGATGATATTAGAGATGTTTTGACAACAATAGAAGATACATCTACAATGAGAGCAAATTGTTCTGGGCCTATCGATAAAGAAGAAATGAAAGAAAAGGGTTTGATTGAAGGTGAACATTACAAATTAAGAACACCAAACTCTTATTATGTAAAAACCAAATCTGGTAAATGGGGTATGATTGCATATAGTAATGCAATACATTCAGTAATGATAGGATATAAAAGAGGAAGATTTACTGGTGCAATAGATTCATCTGGTTGGTGTAAAGATAATAAAGAGAAGTGGGAAAGACTTCAAGAGATATCTAAATGGAATGAGATTGCATTTAAGAAAGCAAATAAACAAATATACGAATCACAAAAAAGTTTTGCAGATAATAATATAAAACCAGAACATAGAGTTGGTGGTGGCATATTTACTACACTTTCTGCAAATAGATACTCTGCATATCAATCTGCAAAGATGTCTGCTCATGTTGATAGTGGAGATACAGATGCTGGACTTACATCAATGTGTGTTTTTAGAGAAGGTGATTTTGAAGGTGCATACTTAGTGTTTCCTAGATATGGAGTTGCTGTTGATGCACCAGACAATTCAGTTATTATTGCAGATAGTAATGAAGTACACGGAGTTACAAAGATAAAAGGTTCTGGACAAAGGTTTAGTTGTGTTGCATATTGTGATAGAAGACTCGCAACAGTAGGTGTTTATGGTAAACAAGAAAAACTTATTGGTAAGTATGCAGCTAAAGAAAGTGGAAACTTAGAAGAATTTATGTAGTGACTTGACAAATAGACTAAAGTTTGGTACTATAATAATGTAATTGATTCGTTGTGAATTAATTAGTCGTTTATAAACCTTTAGTTTGATTAGGGAGTATCCGAAGTTAAACTAATAAGATTATCAAATAACATTAATGGAGGTATTATGATAATAAAAAGAAAAGCAAAGGATTTCTATTTTCCTATTGGTAAAGGAATAGCCAACGCAATAATAGAGTTCACTCAAGACCACTTAGATATGCATCTGAAGGTCTTCAATAAAGAAACAAAACCAGAATACTTCGGTGATTTACACGATTTAGGTGTAGATTACAAAGAAACTGTTCTAATGGAAGCAGATGATATTAATAAAATATTATTGTCTGGTAGTGAACAACCATTCAGAAAAGGTACAAACAAGAAGTACAATAAAATCAAAGATGATATGTTATCAAGAGGTTTTGATGTAAGAGAAAAACCAATACAAATCATTGTTGATAAAGATGGTAATGTTCTTTATGTATTTAATGGAAACACAACAAATAGGGTTCTTAATAAATTCACTAATGTGCAGAATAGATTAGTTGCAATATATGTTATGAATGATAATTTTTCAAAGAAAAATTTGATACTCATAGGTGCTAATCAAAACTCTTTAGAAAAAGAATCTGGTATTAATAGTTTAGATGATATTGGAGATATTCTTGAAGAAATCAAAAGAGTTGGTGGCTTCAAAATATCGAAGAACTACACAGTGAGAGAAAGAGAATTATTTGTGAGAGATGTTAAAGAGTGCATTGATATTGCTGGTAACGGCAGATTCAATCTAGATACAAAGAAGATAAATTCATTTGTGAACAGTCTTATAGAAGAGATAAGTCAATCAAAAAGAATTTATAGTGTTGATAATGGTACAGAAGTTATGGAAGAACTTAATGGAACTTATGCAAATACAGCAACACTTAAATATGCGTCTTTGGCTGCATTTCCAGATAAGATACACCCACACTTCACAAAAACCTTTTTATCTTTTAAAAAGGATTATGATGAGGGTATGACTAGGGTGAAACCAGAAAATATGTCATACGAGGTTATCATACACATGGGTGACCCAGACCCACTAAATCCAGTGGGTGACTTTTTCGCAAAGTACACAAATTTCTATATTGAACTTGCAAAGATAGAAAAGTTCTTAATGGAATGTTTTTTCAATGCGACAGGCTACAAGGGCAACTTCAAAGTTATAGGTGCTTTTCAACAAGTAAAAGAAGTTGAAGAGTTAGACTCAGAAAAGTTCCCATTTGGTGAAGTTGTATCATTTGATGATATTATGGATTACTACAATAAAAATATGAAAGTAACTCCATAAATGAGAACAGCATTTCACCCTGCTAAGATAGGGGATATAATTTATAGTTTACCAGCTATACACCGAAGAGGTGGGGTGGAATGTTTTTTTATCAAAAGACCAAAAGTTGCAGAATATCTAAAACCTTTATTAGAAAAACAACCATACATCGGTTCGGTGGTTTGTTCAAAAGAACCACCAGAAAATTGCACAATAGATTTTAATCTGTATCAATCATTTTATAGATTGATGATAAGACCAGATTTGATTAATTTAAATTGTATGGTTGCTGGTGTGAGAACACATCACTTTCCATTAAAACTAAGTGGTATTACTTTACACTCAAGCCATGTAAAATATATGGACGGACAACATATTGATTTAGATGAACATAGAGATTTACAACAATGGAGACCCAATCAATGTTGGTTAACAAATATTGAACCAATACACAAATCAGATATAATAATTAATATGACAGATAGATATCACGATTGGGATAATAGTAAACACGATTTTAGATTCTTTGACTACACACTACTTAAAGATTATGATTGTGGATTTATTGGATTAGATAATGAATATAAACTATTTTGTGATAGATATGGATTTGAACCTAAACGAATACTTGTTAGTAATGCACTAGAAGTTGCACAATATATATCTGGTTCTAAATTATTTGTAGGTGCAGCTAGTTCTGCAAAAGCAATCGCAGAAGGATTAAAACATCCTACATTAATGGAAATTAGTAAAGAATACCCAGATGATTTACCTAAACATAAACACGGACATTACTTTATCAATAAACAATTAATAGAATATTATTTAAATAATGATATAGAAAAACCTAACTTTTCAGAATTTACTGAAGAAATTAAAGTTGGTTTAGATGGGTTTATGAATTGACAAATAAAAAAACTATGATACAATACTGAAAAGGAGTTTATATTATGCCTGATTTTTTAAAAGAAGTTATCAAAACAACTGGTAACGAATATGCATCATTAGTTTCAGATGGAGTTGAAGCTGGTGATGTTGATACATTTATTGACACTGGTTCATATGCTTTTAATGCATTATTATCTGGTTCAATAAATGGTGGACTACCAGCAAATAAGATTACTGCAATCGCTGGTGAAAGTGCAACTGGTAAAACATTTTTTCTTATGGGTATGTGCAAAAACTTTCTGGATAAAAATCCAGATGGTGGAGTAATATACTTTGAAAGTGAAAGTGCAATTACTAAACAAATGATTATTGATAGAGGTATTGACCCATCAAGAATGGTTATACTTCCAGTAACAACAGTACAAGAATTTAGAACACAATCATTAAAGGTTTTAGATACTTACATTAATCAAGAATCATCTACTCGTAAACCATTATTTCTTGCACTAGATTCACTTGGTATGTTATCAACAACAAAAGAAGTTGAAGATACTGCTGAGGGAAAAGAAACAAGAGATATGACTCGTGCTCAAGTTCTCAAAGCTGCATTTAGAGTTTTGACTTTGAAACTCGGTAAAGCAAAAGTACCTATGGTTGTAACAAATCACACATATGATGTTGTTGGTTCTATGTTCCCAACTAAAGAAATGGGTGGAGGTTCTGGATTAAAATATGCAGCTTCATCTATCATTTATCTTTCAAAGAAAAAAGAAAAAGATGGAACAGAAGTTATTGGAAACATAATACATTGTAAAAACTTTAAATCAAGACTTACGATTGAAAACAAAATGGTTGATGTAAGATTAACTTACAATAAAGGTCTTGATAGATATTATGGATTACTTGAACTTGCAGAAAAATATAATGTATTTAAAAAAATATCAACCAGATATGAATTACCAGATGGTTCTAAACAATATGGTAAGACAATTTTAAATGACCCTAAAAAATATTTTACAAAAGATGTTATGGATATTTTAGAGGAATGTGCAAAAAAGGAGTTTAGATATGGTGGACAAGAAGCAATCACAGAACAAGATATCAGCGAGTAGAGGTGCATACGACTACTCAAAAAGATATCTTGGTAACATTGCAGATAACTATGTTATGGTAACAAATAAAAAAGAACACAAAGATTGTATTGGTATTAAGGGTGGTAAGTATGATGGTGTCATATACAAATATGGTAAAGTTGCAACAGTAGAAGATGCAAGTAATAATACACTACCAGCTACACTAAAGTTTAATTATAATATTATTGATAGAAATGGGTTACCAGAAGATGACCCAGATTATTTTAATAAAGATTTTAAAAATTTACTTGGTGACATATTATGCGATATAGTAGATCAACATTATTCAAGGGACGAGGTTTTTAGTGGTAAATCAGACAATAGAAAAAACGACATTAAGTCAACTAATACATAACGAAAATTTTAATCGTAAAGTAATACCATTTTTAAAAAAAGAATACTTTCACCAAAGAAGTGAACAGATTCTTTTTGAAGAAATAAATGATTTTGTAGATAAGTATTCTAATCCACCAACTAAAACTACTTTAGAAATAGAGATAGAAAAAAGAAAAGATTTATCAGACAATGACCATAAATCTGTTCTTGAATTACTAAAATCTCTTGAGAATAATCAAGTAGATTATGATTGGTTATTGAATACTGTAGAAAAGTTTTGTAAAGACAAAGCTGTATATAATGCAGTTGTTGATAGTATTAAGATTATTGACAACAAAGTAAAAGATAAAACATCAGAGTCAATTCCAGAACTTCTTACTGATGCACTTGCAGTTTCATTTGATAATTATATCGGGCATGATTATATAGAAGAGTCAGATAGAAGATATGATTATTATCATAAAGTAGAAAATAGAATACCATTTGATTTAGATTATTTTAATAAAATAACAAAAGGTGGATTACCACAAAAGACTTTAAATATTGTACTTGCTGGAACTGGTGTAGGTAAATCTTTATTTATGTGTCACCTCGCATCATCAACACTTATGCAAGGTAAGAATGTTTTATACATTACATTAGAAATGGCTGAGGAAAGAATTGCAGAAAGAATAGATGCAAACTTAATGAACATTACAATAGATGAATTACATGACTTACCTAAAAAGATGTTTGATGATAAGATTAAAAAGATAAAAAATAAAACAGTAGGTAAAGTCGTAATCAAAGAATACCCAACTGCATCTGCACATTGTGGACATTTTAAAAGTTTACTAAAAGAACTTGCAATAAAGAAATCATTTAAACCAGATGTAATATTTGTAGACTATTTAAATATATGTTCATCATCTAGATTTAAAGGTAATGCAAGTGTAGGTTCATATTTTTATATTAAATCTATTGCAGAAGAATTAAGAGGACTTGCAGTTGAATGTAATTTACCAATAGTATCTGCAACTCAAACAACAAGAGGTGCATTTACATCATCAGATGTTGGACTAGAAGATACATCTGAAAGTTTTGGTTTGCCTGCAACTGCTGATTTAATGTTTGCAATTATATCTACAGAGGAACTAGAAGATTTAAATCAGATAATGATTAAACAATTAAAGAATAGATATAATGACCCTACAATGAATAAGAGGTTCATTATAGGTATAGATAGAGCTAAGATGAAACTTTATGATGTTGAACAAGTTGCACAAGATGATATAGTTGACTCTGGATTAGAACCAGTATTTGATTCTACTAATGCTGGAAAAAAGATTGGAAATAAAAGTTATGAAAAGTTTTCCGACCTCAAGTAAAAAAACTAGATATAAAGTAAACTATTATGTTGATACAATATTCAAAGATGAAAAGGTTGAGTATGCAGTTATTGAAATACCAACAAATGATGTTGTCGAAGTATTCACATTTAAGGAAGATGCTGAAGAAATGGCACAAAGTTTAACAAAGATTAGACCATTTGGTAGAGAACCACTACCTAGATTTTTAAAGAGTATGATATGACAAAAAATAATTCGTGGGGTAAAAAAGATAATATATTATTTAAAGAACGATATCCAGTTGTTTTAAGAACATACGAAGATTGGAAAACTTTAAATCCTTTATTAGAAAAATTTATTCGTCAGCAAGGTGATAGAATAAAACATAAGTCAAATGTAAAAGCACAAATGACAGAGTGGAATATGCAATTAGAAGCTGGTGGAGAACATTTTCAAAAGTTAGTAGATTGGACAAGAGAAATATCTGTAGACATATCTCCAGTGCAGTTTATTCCAGATTGTTACGATTGTTGGGGTGCAGTATATAAAAAAGGTGAATACACTCAATCACACGATCATTGGCCTGCGATATGGTCTTGGACATATTATGTAAATGTAACTAGTCAATGTTCACCTATAGTTTTCTCTAATTCAGATTATAAAGTACAACCAATGAATGGTTTATTAGTTATGTTTCCTGGCTGGGTCAAACATGAAGTACCACCACAAGAGAATGACCATGAGAGAGTTATGGTTGCTGGTAATTTAAATTGTAGAAGTGGTATGTTTTAGACTTGACAATCGTTTGATTTATAAATATAGTAATAATAGAACTATGGAAAAATTGAACAATGTTAACATTTAAAGAATTTCTACTAGAAGATAAGAACGGAAAGAATTTACATTTAGAACACTTAGAAGACGAAATACTTAATTTCGGTATAGGTGGTGCTAGAGGTGCAATTAATTTCTTACAAGAGTTAAGAAATATGCTATCTGGACAATCTTCTGGTGGTGTAAATATGACTGTTAAATGGGATGGAGCTCCTGCAATATTTGCTGGTATTGACCCATCTGATGGTAAATTCTTTGTTGCAAAGAAATCAGTATTCAATATAAATCCAAAGTTATATAAATCAAATTCAGATATCGATTCAGATTTATCTGGTGATCTAAACAAAAAATTTAAAGTAGCATTAAAGGAGTTTTCTAAACTTGGTATCAAAAATGTGATACAAGGGGACTTGATGTTTACTAGTGGTGATTTAAATAAAGGAAAAATAGATGGACAAGAAGTTGTTTCTTTTCAGCCTAACACTATCGTGTATTCTGCACCTACTAATAGTGATTTGGGTAAACAATTCACTAAAGCAAAAATTGGAGTTGTATGGCACACAACCTACGAGGGAGATTCATTACCTACTATGAGTGCAAGTTTTGGTGTAAATATAAAAACACTAAACAAAGTAAATTCAATTTGGATGGACGATGCATCATACAAAGATGTATCTGGTAAAGCAACATTCACACAATCAGAAACAGATGAAATAACAAGTGTATTATCAACAACTGGAAGTATATTTAGAAGAATTAATTCTAGTTTGTTAGGTAAGTTTCTTAAATTGCAAGGTAGTATGACTGGTAATTTATCTGGTGCAAGTCTTAAAACATATAACAATAGAAAAGTAAGACAAGGTGAAGAAATCAAAAATGTCAAACAACACGCACAAGGATATCTAGAACATATAGAAATGCATTTTGAAAAACTAAAACAAAAAGTAAAAACTCAAGGTGCAAAAGATAAGTTTGATAGAAACAAAAAAGAATATGTAAGAGAGTTCTCAAAACATATTAGAAACTTAGAAAACATTTTAGTATTTCAAAATGGTATTGTAGCTGCAAAGATGATGATAGTAAACAAATTAAATTCAGTACGACAACTTACAGATACATTTATTAAAACTGCAAAAGGTTATAAGGTTGTTAATCCAGAAGGATATGTTGCGATTGACAAATCTGGAAAAGCAGTTAAACTAGTAGATAGAATGGAATTTAGTTATAATAATTTTACAGCAGTAAAGAATTGGGATAAGTGATGAAAACATTTAAACAATTTATAAAAGAACAAAAATCACCTAGTGGTGCAGAGTATGAGTCTATTATAACTGTTGGTTATAATCAAAGTAAACCTTATTCTTTAAAAAATGCAAAAGATAAAAATGCATTTAATACAGTAAAACAATTTTTTCCAGATTATGAAAATGAAGCAGAAAGTTTAGGTAAAACTTTTAGAAGTGTAACAAAGGGTGTTATGATTCAGTATGGTGCAAGTAAAGATACAACTTCATCACTATGGAAACAATATACTGGAAAGGGAAAAGACACACCAAAAACTGATGTTTATACTCCGACTCATAATATATCGTTGAAAAAAAAGGGTGGTGGTCAATTAATGTCAGCAAAAAGTAAAGAAGCAATCGCAACAGTTATGGGTGCATTAGAAATGACAGGCGAAAAGAATGACGAAGTTAAAAAAATTGCAGATGATATATCAAATAATTTTACGACATTAGTTTTAGATGGTTATATTAAAGCTCTAGTTGACCCCTCACAAGACAAAAAAGGTCAATTTAAAGATATGTCTGATGAGGAAAGAAAAAATAAAATTAAAGAAAAAATTAAAATTGATGAAATGCATAATAAGTTAACAAAAGATTTTAGTAATGTTTTAAATAAAAATGAAGTTATTAAACAAAATATTTGTTATATTGCAACCACTGGTTATCAAAAATTTCCAGAGGGTAGTAGAGGTATTGCAAATAAACTGATTGAGTTTGATCCTAAATCTGGTAAAATATTACACAATATAGATACTGGGACTCCAGATAACATATCATCTGGTATAAAAAAAATGTCAAGTGCAACAAGTTTTTATGTTGCATTTAAAACTGGTTCAAAAAATCCATATTCATCATTAAGAACTAAAACTGTAAAATTTGATACAATGAACGAAGTTTTTATAGAAACATTAAAAAAAGATTTAAACATAAAAAAATTAGATGAATCTTTTGATAATTTAAATGAAGAAATAATTATTGAAAATTTGTTGAAGAGAGCAATTAATAAAGTTAAAAATATAGGTGGTTCAATTAAATCTTATTTTAGTAATTTCTATAATAAAATTGTTGAGAAATTTAAAAATATAATAACTAAAATAATTAAAATGGGTAAAAAAGCATTTGAAAATTTATTCAAATTTTTAGGTATAGAGATTACAAATGCTTCAATAAAAATTTCTGGAGTTGGTGGTGGATTCGCATCAAAGTAAATATGAAAACATTTAACGACATAATAGAAGCACCAAGAATACCTAGAAAAAAAGGTCAGCCTGCTGGTTCTAAAAAACATTCTGATTTATACACAGATGAAAATCCTAAAGGTACAATACATGGTTTAGGGTTTAAAGATGTAGAAACTGCAAAAGCAAGTGTAAGTAAAATTGAGGGAAGTGGTAAGACTCATGCACACAAAATTCAAGCTGCGATTGCAATGGAACAAAGAGCAAGAGTAATGGGTAAAACTGCTGAAGCAAATGTATATAGAAAATACATTGAGAAGATGAAAAAGAAAACAAAAGAAATGCAAAAAGAAGATGTAACAAGAAAAGAGATTAGTGATTTAGAAAAATTTGCAGATAGAATATTAAAAAAGTATGGAGTTGATATAGAATTTACTAGACACTTTGTAGATAGAATGAACGATCCAAGAAATAGTCCAGAAATTAAAGTATCTGAACTACAAAAGTTCTTTAAGAAAATTCAAAAGAACAAAGCAAAGAATATAATAAATAATCCAGACACACAAGCAGTTTTAAAAGATATGTCAACTAACCTAAATCTACCAGTTGTTATTAAAACAAAAGGTGATGAAATAGAAGTAACCAATAAAACTATTATGAGAAAACCAGATTTTAAAACACCTAATAAAGTTATTAAGTACGAGTCATTTAGAACTTTTTCAGAAGCAACTGAATCAGTTGTATTTACATTTGGTAGATTTAATCCACCAACAACTGGACATGAAAAACTTTTAGACAAAGTAAAAAAGATAGCTGGTGGAGATGATTATTATATATTTCCATCACATTCTCAAAACCCTAAAAAAGACCCTCTACCATTTTCAAAGAAAGTTGCATATATGAGAGATATGTTTCCAAAACATAAAAGAAACATAATTGCAAACAATAAGTTAAAAACTGTTTTAGATATTGCAGTTTACTTTCATCAACAAGGTTATGTAGAATTAAATATGGTGGTTGGTTCTGATAGAGTTGCAGAGTTTAAAAAACTATTGACAACATATAATGGACAAGAAAAAAGACATGGGTTCTATGATTTTGATACTATACAAATTTTTAGTGCAGGCGAAAGAGACCCAGACGCTGAAGGAGTAACAGGCATGAGTGCATCAAAAATGAGGTTAGCAGCTTCACAAAATAATTTTAAAGATTTTTTAAAAGGGTTACCAAGTGGATATAAAAATGGTGAAAAACTTTTCAAAGATGTAAGAAAGAATATGGGTTTGAAAGAATCATCACAATATTCTGATGAAGAAGTAGAAAGAGATTTATATGTAAAAGGTGTCATATATCAAATCGGTGATTTAGTAGAAAACAAAGAAGACGGAACATCTGGTGAGATTGTTCGTAGAGGAACAAACTATGTTCAATATACAGATGGCGAAAACTTCTATAAAGCATTTCTACATTCCATACAAGAAAAGATAAGAAAAGTAAAACAAGACCCAGATATCAAAGACAGTCCAGGCACAGAACCAGCAAAGTATTATGCGAAAGATGCTAAGGGAAAAGATATGTCTAAATCTACTAAACAAGCAAGAGATAGACATTTTACTAAAGGTACTAAAATGGATGACGATAATCCAGATGCATACAAACCAGCTCCAGGCGATAAAGGTGCAAAAACAAAACCATCAAAACATACTAAAAAGTTTAAACAAATGTATGGTGAAAGAAGAATAGACCCAGCAGATATTGACATTTCTGCAACAGATGATGATATTGCAGCTGCAGATAAAAACATTATGATGCAACTAAGAAAGTCTGTATCTTTACGAGGTAATTTTCCAGTGCAGTTTATGGATAAAAAGAAAGTAAA